TCTTGGTTGACGATCCAGGCGCTCTTGGGAGTGGGGACAAAATCCTTGAACGGGTTGGTGAACTCACCGTAGTAAGTGGAGAATCTCTTAGTGAGGGCCTGGATGTCGTGAACTGCTGCCATGCGAAACGGAGGGGTGCCAAGGTCGGCAGTCCTGAACATCGACACCACGCGGGATTGGAGTTCACCTACAGGAGGCTCATTCTCGATTGGCGATTGCAACAAGGAAAACTCAAGATCTTCGCACATGCGTTGCCAGGCTAGACACTGCAGTGTGACGGCTTTATCGTAAACCTGCGAGATGGATCGCTCGAGGAAAATTTTAAGGTAAGGACGTCTGGCAGGATTGTAACTGTCAAGGTAGTATTCGTCTCTAAGGAACGGGACGTCAATAACCAGGTCAGTTGTGGAAGACACGGTCAATTGCCAACTATTCGAGTCACCAATGGGCGGGAAGGAAACACCGTTGCCCCAAGGAGCCAAGATGACAATAACGCGAGCGGAGAACATGGGTGAGCCTATGAATCTCAGCAATACCTGACTGGAACCACGCCAGAACCTAAACAGGGGCCAGGCCTGACTAGCATAGCTTCTGGAACCTGAACTGAAATGGTCGTAAACGTCGATGGTGGTGCCACTTGTAGTGACAGGGAACTGGCCACGAAACGTGGGGATGGCACACATTTCTTCAATGGTGGTGGGGGTCCGCAACTTGGGAAGGTACAAAGGGTTGTACGGGGTGCGATCTCCAAGGGCGGCGAACTTAGGAGGAGTTACAGGCCCAGTCAAGTCGCCGAAAGGGGACAGTTTGACCGGTTCTGCTTCAGTCTCGCTCTCACCAAATCCATTGAACGGATTGCAGTCGTCATCACCCGTGAGGGTCTGGTAGGTGCCACAGGCCATGTCAGGGATGACTGCGCCAAGGGCATTTTCTAACAAACGCCCCGTCACGGTCGGGTGCTGGCGTCGAGACTGTAAGACTCCTTCAGCTGCATCACAGAAACCGGCACAGTGAGGGTCAGTGAACGAGGCAAAAACAGCGACAGCCACTGATGGGGGACTGGCTGTATTAAGGGTGTCAATGAATAGACACGAGAGCTGTACTTGCCAATCTCTAAAATCGTTGGCAGCAGCCACACTTTTGAGGTTCCAAAAGAAGTTGGGTGAAGTGTAAGGCAACATGAACTCACATCCTTCACCGGCGGCAGCGTCTAAAAGAAACTGATCAGCTTGTGAGATGGAGATGTGGTCGAGATAAGGAGCTGCCTCAACACGTGAGGTGTAAGGCAGTGAGGAGAGAGAGATACAACCATAAATTAGAGGGTTGGAGACGAGTTGGACACGTAATTTAATTCCTGCACGAAATAAACCAAAAGGTTTTAAAAGTGGAACAATGCTGGTATGATTCAACAACGCGTACGCAGGGGAGAGCAAAATTGCTCCCCCTGACGCAAGCGAGTGAGTACCTATAAGGTGTTCTCTGGTGAGGAGTTGATTAGGTGTCTGGTTTTGGTAAGGATCTAAAAGAAATTGTGGGGTGACCACTTTAAGTTTAGCGAGATCCTCAACAAGGATGTTTTCTGTCAAGTTTTCGGTCTGGACAGATTCAGACTTTTCCAATAAACTGGCGATTCAATAAACACTAAGGGACGCAGGAATCACTGCGACCTTGACGTTGCGCTATAACTTCTGCTCCAGGCCAGAAGAAGCGGGTTGACCTCGGCTACATGAGATCAGGACTTTAAACAATGTAGCCGAGCGGTATTTTAACGCCAACCGGGCGGTGCTGAATACAGCTTAATAAACTTTCTTCATGACCCCACCATTTTCAAATCTGGTGTTGTCGTTCAGATACCAATTGGAGAGAACTTTCTTTCGGTTCTCAGCGTGCGACAGGATAACTGGCATCAATCCTGGGGCTCTAAGGTTCATCGCATCAATATACTCATTCTTGATGGAGTTGTACTGTTTCCTAGAGTACAGGCTCATTTCAGCAAAAGCAGAATCCGCTCTAATCTGGATGGCTTCTTTGCGGGTCAAACTGGGAACGTCGACACCGTAAACAAGTTGGTCTAGGATGGCACAGAATCTGAGACGACCTACCATATATTGGCCATGATTGGGTCCATTGACAATGATAGGTGTGCGGCCAAGAAACACTTTGTCCTCATCACGTACGATGAAGTCTTCACTGACTCCTGCACCTTTGCTGGGACTGGTGTACTTCATGCCAAAGCATTCTTTGAATTGCTTCGAGAGAACAGTCATATTATAAAGTGGAGCCACTTCATCGGTCACAGAACCTTCACTGTCATCGCCTAGGACTACGAGTTTGACGTGATCTTCAAACTCAGTAGAGTCTCCGCAAACTTTCTCAAAAATGAGCTTGTGTGCGGCCCAAACCATGTAGGAGTTGTAGTTAGCAGTCTCAAAGTGTCCAGATGAGTGGCCACGTATCGTTGAGTAGGCAGAACCATTGAAAATGAAAGTGTAAGAGTCTAAGGATTTCATCAGATTACTGAAGGTGGCAGCCTGTTCTTCATCGAAGTTATAATTCGAAGAGACATGCACTGCATAACCTTGAGCAAACATGATATTGGTCGTTGCTTCCTGCTTGCTGAGATCACCAGCGATGTGATTGGGATGTTGGTGGGCTTTTTGCATGAGTCTCTCCCATTGGTGCGAGTGGGGATTAAGGCCGATCGCACTGAAAGTGAACTCAGGGTGGTCTATGATGTACTGGTGATACTCACCTGTGTACATGCGATATGCTATGTTCATGGCAAAATCGTGACCATTGATGTTTCGACACTGAGGATCCAGGACTTTGGCTTCATCCAAAAGCTCATCCTTCTTGAACTGCTGAGAAACAGTTTCAACAGGCTTCTTCTTAGCATGAGCCAAGATCTGCAGAGTTCTTTCCTTCAATTTGGGATGGTACGTCTTCTTGTCAAAATCAACTAGAGCAGTCTTTTTGTCGGGGAAGAACCATCCGACATAGCCGGAACTAGAGGCCATGGATGGGATTTTCTTGGAAGGGTCTCCAAATAGAGCCGTCTCGAAGTCCCAAACTTTAAAGGCAGGCGCATTAGAAGTGTCAACGAAACCTTTGGCAAAATCCTTATCGAGGATCCTATCACAGTGTTCTTCAGACATGACTGGAGTAAGTCCAAAATCGTGGGTGATGACATTGCGATTCTTAGCTGCAAGATTTGACAAGTTGGGGATAAACTTAGCATCTTCTTTGTGATTCTCGATCATTTCAGGAAGCAGAACGAAATATTTGCTTCCCGA